CTTTTCCTCAATTTCCAGTTCTTTTCTTCTTTGGTAATACTTAGTGCTCCAACGGCGTGCCTTTTCTTTATCTTCAAGTTTATCAGAATTTTGTAAGCGGGTGTACTCAGCATCAAGTGCACCTACTGAAGTAAATGCATCAAGTTCCTTTTGGTCTTGTAAGGCTTGCTGGTTCGCAATTTGTTGCCCCTTAGCAACTACTCTATCACGATAATCTACTGGGTTCAGTGTTTCCTTAATTGGTCTGCCACGGTAGTCAGTAAACTCACCATAACGGTCAATTACCCTTTGGTCAGCACTATGCTCTAATAGTGTTTCCATGATGTCCTTATTGATATTAAATTCAATTTCTGGGTTCTTCCCTTGTGTTATGTTGACATACGTCTGAAGTTCCATGAGTTTAGCATCAATTTGTTCATCAGTTAAGTCTTTACTATACTGAAAGAAACGCCCTACATCGACTGCCTTTGAGTGAATGGTTGTCACTCGGTCTTGTTGTACTTGTCTTTCTTTGTTGTCTAAATAACTTTGAGAAACTGCTACAACGTGTTCAGCTTGTTTATCATAGTAGCCATTGAAGAATGCGTACTGATTGCTAATAGTCCCATTGTTAAGGTCTTGCCATTCATCAAATTTACCATTCATAAACTGCTCGTAACGCTGATGTTCTTCTTCAAGACTATTTGCCAGTGGTTGATTCATGGAATACATGGTGTACTCTTGATTCCACTGGTTGCTTAAGTGTTCACCACGCAACTTGTCTAAGACACCAACTGCATAGCGATTATCACTAAGGTTGTACTCACCAGTGTTTGCTAAGATTTCAGCATTGGTGAGTTTCCTTTTCTGTTCATTTGTTAACTTATCGAAAACTGGGGTGCTATTGTCTGAGCGATTTCATACTGTTGCTTTTCACGTTCTAAATCATTCTGACCAATGGACACTCCCAGTGCTTCTAGGGTTTTCCCTATACGTGAACGGCTATCATCTTGTTCTGCCGTAACGTTCCAGTTCTGTTGTACACCTAAGAGTTTCTTTTCGTAAACGTTCTTAGGCTGTTGCATAAACTGCTGGGCTGTCCCTATTGCCTGTGATACATTACTTGGCATATGTCATTGCTCCTTATCTAAAAGATACCTAAGGTTCTAAAGGTGCTCATTCCAAAACCTAAATTATTAGGGTCATTGGCGTATGCACCTGAACGATAACTTCTACCACTAAACCAGTTGGTTGACGATGGATAATACCCAAAACCATATTGCCTAAATGAGTTAGTCCCAAAGTACATAGCACTGGTAGGGTTATCGTACATTCCAGCTTGGTAGTTCATGGTGCTATAAGAAGGACTAAGGCTGGTCATATTGCTACCAGTTGTTCCACCTTGTGCACCTGTGTAGTAGTGAGATTGTCTGAATGCGTCCACCTGTTGCTGTTGTGTGTACGCTGATAGCCGGCATTGGCAAGCCTAAAGATAAGTTCACCTTTACTTGGCATCTTAGGTGGGTGTAACCCAGCTGTATAACTTTTGGTATATACAAGTTGCTGTTCTTTATTAAGGTCAATCTCATTGCTTCTTCTTTTGAAGTTATCCTTTTCAGACAAGGCGGTTCGCAATGCTTCAGCATGAGTAGCACGGCTTAAAAGACGCCCAGTTTTACTGTCCCCTAAATCTTCAGACACCGCATTATCAACACTGCCTTGTAAACCACTTGCATTAATATTGAGTTTCTCCAGATTGCTAAGGGCGGTGTCAAATGCGTCCCTACGTTCTTCTTCATAGTTTTGGAACGCATAGTTCATCGTGGTAATAGCGTTCTTTGCTTGCTCAGCCATTTGTCTACCAACGGCTTTAGCCTGTTCACGCTCTGATTTCCACTGGTTATAAGTGCCTAAAAGTTGTAAGCCTAAACCTAGCCAACTCATTCAGTGCTCCTTTCTATAATTGTCTTGAACGATATGTAACGTTGCCTCTCCATGTGTAACCTACAAGACTACTAGGTAGAGGGCTATAGTTTTTAATAATAATCTTTGTGTCGATGTTACGGCTGTGTAACGGTACACGAAATGAGCCTGTAACAATAGGGTGTTTTCCTATGATGTTTTCTTCATGTCCTAAAATGCGCCCTGTGAATTTATAGTTGCGTGTAGGTTTACCAACATATTCCACGCATACAGTAAATTCACCACTGTCAGCATATTGAAACTCGATTTCTTGTAAGACCAATCTATAGTTCTGCATGTACGTTGTACCACTTTGGTCTGCTTGCTTAACGTATAGTGTGGATAACTCAATGTTCATCTCATAGGCTGTTCCTACTATTGCTTTTATACCAGTAAGATTTGCATTAGTATCACACTTAAAGATACCAGCTTCATTACTTTCAAAGGTTCGTCCGTCTTGTAACACAAGGAAGTACTTTTGAGCATTTGTGTCTTTAAAGAAGTTCTTTGCGTCCCACATGTATGTCAAGTTGTAATCATCAAATGTACCATTGAGTGTTACCTCAGTCTTGCGGTCAATGAGTAATCTGTACGGTTCGCTTGGAATGTCTTTAGTGTTAAACGCAATTAACATTTTTTCAAGACAAACACGATTACTTCTCTTAATAACTAAATACAAGGTACTACCAATAAAGTCAGCACCAATGATTTCACCACTGAATATCCATTTACTCCAGCTGGCTTGCAACTTTTGCTCTTGGGCGTACAAGTATTTGTAGACAAAAATACTGTCTTTAGCACCTTCTGTGAGTGCCATGATGAGGTGTTCATTTTCACATGCAATAAGTCCATACATATCATTAGGAATATAATTTGGAATATGTGAAGTGATGTTATTGCTGTCTTTACTGTTGTTACCGTCATAGACTGCATAGTATTCCAAAATGCTCGCATAATTAGACCGATTAGAAGAAAAGTATAGGTTTCTCCCTACACCTATAGGTTTAATGTTAGTGTCATTTTCGAATTCTGTGACCTGCTTAAGTTGAACGTTCCTTGGAGACAGTGCACCGTCAGCAGTTAAAATAAACTGTGTTTGTCTACTGAACAAATATAGGTCTTGATTAAAAGGTACTGCACTGAATAACTCTGAGATTCTATTGTGAGATACGTTTACATCAATAGGGTCTGTATCAACGATTGTAGTTGCACTATCTACCCAAAAATTCCAGTAGTCTCCACTTTTAGAAAGACAAACGGATTCCCCTGCAATAAGACCAAAACGGTTGCGATAACTAAAGATGTCACTAATTTTTCTACCAACAAAGGAAGGCTCTGGGTTGCTATCGTTGTCCCCTGCTTCTCTGTTAGCCCATTCAATAGTTGTAAACTTGAATGTTCCATCAGCTTGCCTAATTAATCTATGTGGTAATGTTCCATAGTTAAACTTATAGAGAATATTAGGAGCGGGGCATTCTTCCCATAAGAGTGACTTTTCGTTGTACCTTAAGTAGTAGTCATCGTCCCCATTTGATTCACCGTACACTCGTACAATGTAGCCATCTCGATGTGTCCTTGGTAAATCTGTGTATTTCTGAACGTCATGCTTAAATGCACTAATGGCTTGACTGTTGAAGCCATCACGAACACGAATGTTTCTATTGGTCATTCCCCCAACGATAAACCAACTTTCGCCCCCAATGTGATAAATGTCATAGCCCTTCTCACGCATTTGATTAACTAACTGTTGTGCAATGTTGTTCGTCCGATTTGTGTGGTATGGCTTGGGTCTGAGCCGTTTGGTGTCTCATAACTTGCCACTGTTGTATCATCAACAATGACCTCATATTTACGTCCATATTGACCACTCTTAACGTATACTGTAGCTCCATCTGCCCGTCCTTCTTCAGTTTTAGCTGATGTATTCATAGCTACTGTAGTGCTCTTATTTACAATAAACGTATGGTCAGCCATAGTGATTACTTTAATATCTCTTATAGGATTGCTTGTCTTTAAATACTCAGGGTGTTCAATGGTAACTGTCTTAGCGTTCCCCTTAACGTCCCATATTTTAACAGTAGACCCATCGAATGCATGATGTACTGTTCGTTTTCATCACGATTTACAACGTGAATTTTTGGTCTAATTGTGGTAGACAAAGAGAGTTCCGCAATGTGTACCGTTGGTGGTCTCTTTTGTAAACCGTCTGCCTCAGTAGAAAAACCATTGATTTGTTCCTGTAATTGCTCCATATGGCGCATAATAGGCGGTTGCTGAGATATACCACTGATGATATTTTTTACTACTTGTGCTATTCTACCCATAATTACGTCCTCTTAAGGTCATTACTAATATCTGTATTGTTAGCCATAGAAGGTTTTTCAAGGTCGAGTTCATAATTGAATACTGCAATTTTAGCGATTTGTTCTTCTTGCATGAGCGCATTCATCGCCAATTCGTCCCCTAAATATCTAGTAGCAAACAAGCGTGCACTCTTGATTGTGATGTACTCTCTAAAGGCTTCAGGAAGTTCTTCAAATGGTACTAACACAATAGCTTCTACTTCAATTTGTCCGTCAAACTTGTCAGTATTATTTGTGACATCATAGACCAGTCCACCACGATTTCTTAAGAAGTTGCCCTCAGTAGTGCTTACACGTAACAGTGTGCTATCCCATGCAATTTCTTTGGTAAACCTATCTGGTATCAACGGATAACTTGAGATTGTGTTGAATGTATAGCCGTCAATTTGTACTTGTCTATTCACACTCTTTAAGATTCTATAAGCATTGTTTACATCAATATTGCCACTGTCTTCTATGGTATCAACTGGTGCTTCACCAATAGCCGATAGAATTTCATTAACAGCGTCTAATGGCGTCAAAGGTGTAAGTATCATAGTTATTCCTTTCAAAATAAAAAAAAATAGGGAGACCACAAAGTAGTCCCCCTAGAAGTTAAACTAGATTAAACACTAGCTTTAATAGTACAAATTGCACTAGCTTCAGGGCGTAACCCGCCGTGTCCCAATGCATATTTTGCAATAATCTGGTCTGCTTGATATTCAGGTCGGCGTGCCTGTTCCAATGCAAGGTCTTTCAATTTAACCGTTGCTAATGCTGTGCGGTGACAAGCAAGGAACGCAACGTCATCCTTCAAGTCTATTGGGAAGTCATGCCCAGCTGGTGCTGTGCCTACCATACCAGTCTTGTCTGCGCCCCCCATAGTTAAGTGTGGTACTTCCACGATGTTGAAACCACAAAGTTTCGTCAAGTCACCGTCTACAATAGTAGCGACTGCGCCATAATCACGGTCAATTGCAGTCTTATTGGCAATGATTGCTGAAATAGCTTCAGGTTTCATATATGCAAAACGGTCAGTAGGTGGTACATAATTGTTACTGAATTTTGCTTTGAGTTCTAATAACGCCTGAACGATAGCTTCACCGTATTCTGGGTTGATACCAGTAGCCTTTACAGTTTTATCAATTTTAACTGGCTACCAGCGCCAGTATAGTTTCTGCTGTCTCCTGTGTAAGTTTTGCAAGCTCAGCTAACATTGCGCCGTCAGCGGATAAAGCCAATGCTTCACCTAACTGATTAGCGTATTCAGAACGTACATCAAAGTGATTCATTGCTTCAAACAAGTCACTAATTAAGACATCAGCTGTCAAAAGACCGTCAATATTAATAACTCGTTCGTTGTGTTCCATAGCGGTGCGCTGGTCATCTAAAGAGTTCCCTACTTTGAGATACTTAGCGGTTGTACGTCCCATAACTGGGAAGGAAGCACTTTTACCGCTAGAGATAGTTTTAATCATGTGATTGTTCATCACTTTAGAGGTGCGTGTGAAAGCTGTTAAGACCTCACCACTGAACACTTTAAGAAACATTTGTAACTCATCGCCGGAATTTTTAACTTGTCCTTGTTTTGTGATACCTTGGATTGCCATTGTCTAAATCTCCTTTTGTCTTATAAATTAGAAAAATCTGTGGCTTTTACTTTTGCCTCAACTTCAGCACGATAAACTTTGTCATCATAATATCTAGGGTCACTCATAGCCTTTACCAGTTCTTTTTGAGACTGATAGCCCTGTGGTGCACTTGTGGTAACTGTACCGTTCCCCATAATGGTTGGCTTAGCTGTGCCATAAGCACTTCCCATTTGCGCCTTAAGACCATTGATATGAGCCTTAATGATTGCAAGGTTGCCAGTCTGTAGAACACCGTTGAATGCGTCCATGGCTTCATTCCCCTGTGCTCGTACAAACTCTTGGATATTGCGGAAGTCCACCTCTGTGCCAGCAAAAGACAAAACAGTATTTGCAAACTTTTCAGCACGCATTTCAAGATTGTCTAAATAAGCACGAATGGCTGTCTTTGGATAACCGGCGTTTTCCAACTTGCTCAATGTGGTCTCACTCAACTCACCCTTGGCGTTGTACTCATTACTGATTTCATCAAAGTCAATACCCTTTTCAGAAAGTTCAGTTTTGAGCTGAGATTCCAGTTCAGTTTGGCTATTTATTTCGTCCTGAACGGATTGAATTTCAGTGCCCTCTGATGTATTTTCTTCAGGTTGTGCTTCCTGTTGTTGCTGTTGGTCTTGTTCCTGAGTTGTCTCAGTCGTAACCTCTTGTGTACCTTCAGGTACTTGTGGGTCAGCCTCAACGGTCAAAGTCTCTTGATTTGACGCTGTGCTAATCTCGATTTCTGCCATTTGTTACATCTCCTCTCCTTGCGCTTCTTGCATACCTTGCGCCATTCCTTGCATTGCCATTTGTTGCCCCATGGCTTGCTCTTGCTCAGCCTGTAATTCTTCTTGGGTCTTAACTAGACCAGTAGTTTCAATACCTAGGCTTGTCGCAATGCTTGTCACAAGATTGCTAATGTTCATCATTTGTAATGCTTCAGGTACCTGTCCGATAGCACTCAAGAATGTCATGTACTTATTGAAGTCATGTCCACGCCCTAGCGCTTCCATACCGGTGGTAATAGTTGGTTCTACTACGCCGTCAGGTAATTGAACGATTTCTCCCTGTGACATTAAGACCGCCATAATACGCTTGATTAGTGGCAATTGTAGTTCTTGAGACAAAATGCTATAAATACCGCCTAGGGTATCTTCAAGTTCACTTGCTACCGTTCTGATTTCCTCAGCGGTAACTCGTTCTGCATTTCGTTGGACTACACTGTTCAATAAAAAAGAAAAAGATAGCCGTTGCTCCAGTCTGTCACTGTGCTGTAAGGCTATCTGTAAATCAGGATATTTACTTAATTGAAGGGCTTGTACATCATCTGCACGCCCTGTTACAAAATCGCCACTCTTAGCGTCTTGTAATTTCTTTGGTCTTGTAAGACCATTTGGGTTTACAAGGAATAAAACCTTGGAAGATACCATAGCAACAAAGGCTATAGCTTTTGAAATATTCTCAAGACTGAGAAGGTCTCCATAGTATTCCTCGATGAAAGACCGTCCATAACTTTCACCGTCTTGCTTGGTCATTCGTAAAGGAATGTATGGAGCTTTGTCAATTGGATAGCTCTGTTCGCTACCTTGTACAATGGTCTCATTGATTTCTTGAAATGTTACCCATTCATCTCCATTGCGTTGAATTTTGGTGTAGACCTCAATATCATCTTCAGGTTTACCGTCCGCAACTAACGATTGTAATTCCTCAGGAAGCGCCATTTTAGCTACTTTGTCTAACGTTACAATCTGCAATACGTTGCCTAAAGGGTCACGGCGCAATACATACTGTTTCAAGTTGTACATGCGTGCGCCCCCTTCAGCTGGTGGAAGGAACAGTAAACAGTTGCCAGCTACAAGTAACTGAAGTAAACACTCGTTGACTGTAATACGAATTTGATTGTCTTCAATGAAACGATTCACTCGTTCTTCAATACGCATTAGCGCTTGGTCTGCTTCAGCCATTTGTTTCTCGTCTACGCCCATAGCTTGCAATTCGGCTGGGGAGATACCCAATCTAAAAAACCGCTCATTCGGTGGGAATAGCGCAAGGTTTAACTTACTAGACAAGTTATTAATACCTCGTGCTCCTACCGATTGATACGGCTGTTCATACTTTGTTTGAGCATTGTCATTCTCTTTTGGGAATAATGAAGGAATGGTAATTTTTGCATTCGCTTCAGCTCGTTGAGTGTATGGGTCTCTATCAGTTTTTAATTTGTTAAATGTGGTTTTTGCGTCCGGTATTAACTGTAGTTTTTCTGCCATAAGCTACACCTACTACACGTTAAGACCACTACCGCCACCGCTATTTGAGCCTGTACGTTCAATCATTAAGGACTTGCGACTAACCTTTTTGCGTTTCTTGTTAGTACCTAGCTCAGGCGCCTCAGGTGTAACGGCTTCAGTCTGTGGTACCAACTGTTGAGCCGTTACTGTTGGCTGTGGAATTTGTACTGGGTTGCTTTCCCCTTTGCCACCAAAACCTAAGATACTACCAACAATTTTTGTAACAGGTCTAAAAATTTTGCCAACTGCTTTGCCAATAAAACCCATGCTTTACACTCTCCTTTCTTCAATGCAAGTGTTAAGGTAGTTCAAGATTTCATCTCTTAGCATGATGCACGCTAGTTTACCTTCAGCACTCATTGTGTCTTTTTTCAAAATATACTCATTACTAAATAACTTTGAGATGTACTCAGGTAGTTCCTCAGACACTCGTGGGTACTCTAATTCATCAGTCATCTTCTTCACCTTTCACAATCTTAAGAAAGCTACTAGATTTGTGATGATAGCCACCACGCTTCATATAGCCGTTTTCAATTAGTTTCTGGTTGGTTGCCAAAAAGTTGCCACTATTGATTAAGCGTGCATTCCATGCGTTTGCTAGTCGGTCTAACTCATGAATGGCTTCACGTTGAATACCAGCGTATTCATTTGGTTTAAGACACAAAACAACTTCCTCGGTCACGATTCTACAATCGCTCCACCATACCTCACCAACTTGAAATATAAGTAGTCCAACAAGTTCGTCCTTTTGGTCATACCATGTGCGCAATGCACCAGCTTCTTGTACTTCATGTAGTGTCTGAAGAATACTCTTTTTAGACACCAGCTTCCCATACGGTTGCTCCTGTGCTAACTCATATAATCTATTAGTAATTTGTTGGTACTCAATCTCTGGGTGTCTTAATTTGTGGTCTTTAATCACGGTGTCCATAACCTCACCTCTTTAGTTTTCTTGTTGTAATAGCCTTTACGTAAAATGAAAGCTAACCTTGCATTTTTCAATGCTTCTTCCTCGGTGCTTCCATTTCGTTCATAGGTGTCAACAACTGTTTCCCATGTAGGACTTTCATCAAGTATTCGTCTTGCTCTTACGTCTCCAATATGAGGGCAACCTTTATAGCCGTCTGTGCTATCGCCTATGAGCGTTTGATACAAATGGAAGTAATTAGCTTCCTCAAGTGTTACCTCATAAAACTCATTACGCATAAAGTCATATTGTCTACAAGGAATACATCGAAAGTCCTTATCGCCACTAATGGCAATATCATTCTTGCCTACGGTAAGACCAACAACATCATCGGCCTCAAGCCTTCATACATCAGTGTGTTGTATTCCTTAGCTATCCATTCACGCATTGGCTTATAACAAAGAGGTCTTCTTAATGTGTTACGGTTTGCCTTATAGTCTTCAGAAACAAGTTGCTTTCTAAAGTTAACTGGGTGTGACAAACACATGATAATCTCGTATTCACCATGAATGTTATAGTGGTCTAATACGATGTCTACCAATTCTTGCACATGCTCATCAAAGGCGTTCTTCACGTCATCAAAGTAGCAATGAAGGGTATACAATCCGTCTTCCCATTCGATAACTTGTTCGTTCCGGTTGCACGCCACATATAGCAACATGTCAGCATCAAAAATTAATTTACTAGACAAATGAACACTTCCTTTCTTTACAGTTGGAACAGTTCATCATGTCTTGATTGAATACAATAGGGAACGCCTGAGCTAACTTGTCTTTAATCTGCTGAGCTAATTCTCGATGTTCCTTCTGAGCTCTTTTACAAAGTCTCTTAGGTAAATACTCATACCATGCTCTCAAGTTTCCTGTGATTACTAGATGATAGACCATAGCTTTGGGCGCTAATAATGCTCTGTCTTCCTCACTAATGTCTTCTCCAATATTGCAATTCACATAGTTAGCCACTTGTTCATTAATGAGGTGCTGTAACTTCTCGTTGTCTACCTTCAGGTGCTCTTGTAAGACTGTCCCTCGGCTTGACTGAACAGTCATTGAGAAGTGCCTATGTCTTGACAACTGTAATAATGTTTGAATGCTACAAGTTAACTCAAAGGTTGCTGTAGCATGCTCTAATACACTCAGGTGTCCAGCTTCAATGCAATGGCGTAAGATTTTATCAGTGGCTTCTTTTTGATAACACTGAGAAATAGCCTTGCATAACAGCTTGCTATAGTCATGAGTGTAATTAATAAGTTCTACCATTCATTAACCTCAATGTGATACTCTAATACTTCATACGGTTCAAAACTATCAAATTCCCTTTCAAGGTACATTTCTTCACGCCTTTGTACGTCATCAGCATCAAGATAAGTGGGTACGCTTATAACGGTTTCTTCAACCAATGTCACGTACTTTTTTACTTTCATTTGCTTTCTTACCATACGTTCTCCTTCTAATGACAATCAGCCCAATTCTTACCAATTTTTCCTTCAGTATCTAATTGCACTCTAAAGTTAAACTCTTGTTGAACATCTCGTACAGCTTCTTGAGCTTCACGTACGACTACCTCAGCAATTTCTTTTGTCTTGCATGCACATTGAAATTCATCATGTACCACGCCATGAAAGCAAAGTCTCCATTCCAGCCATGAGTAAGACCTAAAGATTCTAATCGTTCTTCAGTACGTGTTATCCAGCGCTTACAAATAAGGGCGCCGGCTGATTGCAAAAGTAGATTCAATGCGCTATGTAAGGAGCGTACGTGTAAGATTCTACCGTCAAGACCAATCAAGTACCGGCGCTTCCATTCACGCTTATGCTTAGCAATATTGAATGGTGCTAGTGTATTCTTGATTGAGCTAGACAACTTCTTAATAGCTGGGGTGTTCTTCAAGAATTTGTCTTTGAGTTCCTTTCCGTGTTCAGCACTGCCACCAACGATTTCTCCAATCTTAGCATTTCCACCACCATACAAGAATGCGTAAATACATATACATTCACTAAAGTTCGCTACACTTTAGCCGTCCTAAGGACTGCTCCATATTGCTATGGAGATTAGACTATATCTTTATCTTTCGATACCCACCACTTCCAACTGCTTAGTTGTACTTCCTTTTGGAATAGTCGTTACACTTTTCAAGTAGGCAATAGCAACTTCAAGAGTTTCTGGGTTGTCTTGTAAAAGACCTAACGCTCTATTACAGTTATGACAAAGTAAACCTCTAACAACACCTGTATTGTGGTCATGGTCGACAACTAATAAACCACTACTGCTAGATTTCATAGGAAAATTATCTCTACCGCATATTGCACGCTTATAGTTTTGGCGTTCTGCTATATCTAAATATTCTTCAATAGTTATTCCATAGTTTCTTTTGTAGTATGCTTCTGTTACTGCATAGCTTCTACAATACTCACTACAAGATAATTCTGAAGGGGCTTTAGGTGTAAATGATTTTCCACAAACTTTGCATTTCTTTTCTTTAAGTAGCCTTGAGGATATTTATCAGGCTGTGCTGTCTGTTTTTCTTTTGGTTTATTTCGTTCACACTGTAATAGTTTCTTTTCGTACTCTTTTCTTGTCATTATTTCCTTTCTTGACTTAGCACGGTATTATCCCTGAGGGATTTCCACCGTTTTCAATGGGTTTAGAGACACCTATTATGTTAAATGTCTTAGCTTGATTTCTTGTCTCAAGCCCTGCATTCTTCTGGTTAGCCGTATGAATATCGCCATTGAGTATCTCATGTGCGTACTCGCCGTTATCATAGGGGTACAAATAGTGTGCTAGGCAACGCAACTCAAGACCACTACAATCAACGCCAGCTTGATACCAGCCCTCAGGTACGCCAAAAAGTTCCCTACATTCCTTACCATACTCAGCGCTCACTGCTGGTACTTGAGCTACATTTGGGCTGTTATGAGTGGCTCGCCTGAGACTGCTCCATTAGTTTATACGTCCATGAATTTTATGGTCTTTACCTACAAGTTTTAACCATGCGTTGCTACCCTCAGCCAGCTGTCCTAGTCGTTTAGACAACATGAAAGACTTACTATAGAGTTCCGCTATGCGCTTAACTTCATCATTCGCATTTGGGTCTTACTGATTGCCTTTAGTGTTTCTTCATTGAGCTTCAACTTACGGCTCTTTTCCTCGCCTTTGTTGTCTATCTCAATGTCATACATACAGTCTAAAAACTTGTATTTGTAATGGTCATTCAGTATGTAGTAAAGCTGTTGTCTACTATTAGGGTTAAATTCTTTGTACCGTTGGATAGGTACACCGGCTTTATACCCTAGGCTCTTATTGTCTCTCTTAGGTACAAATACCTTATCAGGTATCTTTGGAGCGTACTCAGTAAGTTCATCAACGATACGCAAGTATTCTTTCTCAAGTATCATCTTGAGTTCCAGCGCCTTGTTCATGTCAAAGTAGAAGCCATTGTGCTCCATTTTTTGACATAGCCATTGAGCTTTATGTTCAATTTCACTTGCGTGCTCTGTAAATTTCTTAGAGACCAATTTGTTATAAAGGTCTTTTGTAACTTCAACGTCCTGTATGCAATACTCCAGCATATCCTCGTTGAATGCTTCCCATGCGGTCTCGTTGTCTTCAGCATACGTGCCTTTAAGATTACCTAACCTATAACCAAAAGCTTTTAAACTGAAGCGTCCAAAAAGATTGCTAGGGAGAATACCACGCCTTACTAAAGGGGCGTCATAATCGTTGATGTTTGAGTAGACAAGCCGTGATAAGACAAGCGTATCTACTACTTCGCATGGTCAAACTCTACGCCATACAATTTGGTAAGCACTGGTAAGTCAAATGCTATAACGTTATGTCCACATATCTGGTCACCACTGAGTAGTTTCTTGATACCTTTGTCTATTTCGTTTGGTCTATACGTGAAGACCTCACCAGTATCACTAATGATTACCATACAGTGAACGGTTGAGACCGTATCAAGTAAACCGTCTGTTTCAATATCAAAGAATAACAATCATACTCACCTACTTACTTAGGCGTTTTTCTAATGATTCTACATCTTGATTATTGCGGTGCATCTGCTGGTTATGCCATGAGTTATAACCTTTGAGTGACTTGATTTGTTTCTTGATGAGTTTTACTCGCCATTTCTGAAGCCCATTAATTAACATTTCAAGTACATTGATTAAAAAAGTATTCATCATTGTTGTTCACTCCTTTTGATTAAAGACCATTTTGTTGCTATCCGAGTCCATAAAGCTTTCTGAAGTGTAAGTTCATAGACTTCATATGGCTTCTCTGATTGTTGTAATGACATGTTCAGCTCATCGTATAGTTCATACAAATATGTATCAAACTGAGCAACAACATTCTCAAAATTCATGCTGTCTTGATTCTTCATTGGTGTTCTCCTCATCATCAAAATCAGGTACTCGCAAGCGATTAATACCTTTGTCAAAATAAAGATAGCCACCTAGACCAGTATCACCAGTACACCTACATTTCAATATGCGTACCTTAATGCGATTCTTTTCTTGGTCTTCAGTGGCTTGTTGATTTCTTTCAAGTGCAATAATGGTATCAGAAAGTTGTGCTAGTGATTGGCTACCTCGTAAGTGATTCAAACTGATGACGCCACCTTCTTCATGATTACTATTGTCAGTACGCTTCAAGTGACATATGGCTATGAGACCTACTCCAGTTTCCTCAACTAGCGAACGTAAACGTGTCATAAGCACGTCTATGAGTTTCGTTCGTCCTTGGTGTCTATTCCACTCACTGCAATACTCAAATGGTCTAGTACCAAAAAGTCACACTTTTCAGTAACCGCCATGTACCTCATTGCACTCAATATTTTGTTTTCCGCTAGACTGCCAAAATGATTGTATAAGACAAAACGCCCTGTCCCTAAGGTTTCATCAAAGGCTTTCTTATATTCTTCTTCAGTCAGTCCTTGGCGTGATATGTGTAGAGGTTTACCCACGTGAATACTCATAATACCTTTAGCGGTGCGCCTTATGTTTTCCTCTAGCATCATTACGCCTACTCTTAAGTTTTTATTCATAGCAAGGTCATACATGATTTCTCTTGCCATGGTTGATTTACCAATGCCGGTTCCAGCGGTTAGTAACACGATTTCCCCTTTTCGTATTCCTTTGGTCATACCTTGTGCTTTAATATCCCATGGTAAGCTATATCCAACTTCTTCTTCAGGCTCATTCTTCAGTTCTTCCCATAATGTATTACCGTTGACAATATTCTCAGGGGTATACGCCTTAGCATTACTAATGGCGTCCATGAGTTCCCTACCATGGTCTGCTAGTAGGTACTCATTTGGGTCTTTGTGCTGATTTAAGACCACTATTTTCAATCTGTCAGCTTCAAGAATGCCCTCTACACTCTTGACTGCTTCCCTTCCAGCTTCATCATTGTCAAAGATAACTACAACTTCATTAAAGTGCTGTAACCATTCAAGATTACTTTCAAATGTCCTTCTTGCGCTCTTAGCGCCCTTTGGTAGACTTACTACTGGTATAGTATTGGCAAACATTTGTGATACTGTAAGACAATCAATTTCACCTTCTGTGACTATCAATTGGTCTCCACCACTATACAGCTGTTGTCCATAAAACGTATCATTAATGCTTCCTAAAACACAAAAGGTCTTATCTGCAAACCGTAACTTCTGCCCTGTAAGTTCACCATACTGGTCATAGTAGTTTGCGACTTGTACCGGTTTTCCATTGTATATTCCTTTTTGGTACTGGTATTTCTTGCATGTGTGCTCTAAAATACCTCGTTTTGGTAAATTACTGATATGGGTTGACGATACCCTACTGGTAAATACTGGTTGGTTGCTTATTTGTTTTTTGTCATCATTTAAAAATTTGGTTGTACCACAAGAAAAACAATGGGTATGCCCGTCAGAATACTCTGAGAGTGCATCGTGACTACCGCAAGTCGGGCAAGGTAAATGTGCCTTAGTTAAGGTTGATTCTTCCATAGTTAAATCAACTCATCTTTAATACTACCTTCAAATTCCTTATATTCTGCCTGAGGGTACTTACTGCATAACTCAAGGACTGCTTTTCGCTGTTCCGGCGTTACTTTTTTGGCGCTCGGTGCGTCCACCAGTATCGTGTATGCTTCCTCAGTATCATCAATTTCAGCGTTGGCTACTGCTTTCTCCTCACGTCCCTCATGAATTTCACCTAAATAATTCACAAATGCGTGATAAGGGAAGAATAGGTAACCAGCTTGTTTCGCCTTCATTGCCACTTCTTGAAATGTCAATTCGTCCATATTTTTGAATAGACAAATAATTTCAGTAGTGGCTTGGCGTTCTCTTAGCTTTCCTCTAATTACTGCCATGTTTCTCCTCTATCCACGCTAATGGTATACTGTCTCCAATGTGATACATAAAGCCATTCTTTTTGCACCAGTCACTGTATTTTGTCTTCTTGCTTTTCGTCAGCCATTGGTCTTTCTGAAAGACAAAACGAATGTCAAGTTCTGGGTGTTCCTTCTTGATTCTCAGATGCTTAGTTCTGTCTTCAGGTAGGAATAACCCTTTGGCTTCAATGATGACGCCATTAGACAATATAAAGTCTGGTGTGTACTTGTGTGTGATTGTATAAGGGTAAGACACAGCTTCATACTCAAAGGCTACTCCAGCCTTAATTAGATTCTGCTTGATGTGTGCTTCAAAGTTTGAGCGTACACTTTTGTCTATCCGTTTACGAAACCCACGTTTTCTGTTAAAACTCCAATTCGCCATCGTTTAACTGGTCACTTTCTGACTTCTCTTTGATACTAAAACCATAGCTGTTTGCATTGCGTTCGCCAGCACTGTATTCTACAAGTTCAAACACACAAACTGCATTCAGGCGCAAAGTCACCCCAAAATTCTTGCGATTAATCATGTAGCAATGTGGCGTACAGTTGATTTGTACCTTGCTACCATTACCAATAAGAGTTCCTTTTGGTGCTGGTTCGCCGTACTCATCAAAGATAGGGACTGAACGTTTTACAATTTCACCAGTGTTCTTATTGGTAAACTCATGTTTTGTCTTAGCTTTTACGCATTCACGTGTTTCACCATTGGCGGTGGTGTTTTCCTTAATTGGTAAGTTTAGGGTTGTCTTAGGGTCTAGTTTCCAGCCCTGCTCCTTAGCTTCCTCGTTGAATACATTAGCAAGGTGTACCTGAAGTTTCTCCAGTTTCTCATCGTCTTCAAGGTCTACCACGATTGAGTAGCCAATAGGGGAGTCGTTGTATTCTTCTGGCTTTTGAACGTGTGCCCAATAAGCCGTGCCGTTGATTAAAATTGTATTGTTATTTGTTGCCATTTTGTTCTCCTTATGCTAATTCTTGTAATTCTCTTGTCATGCACATGATTTCATGATGACAATCTTCTATTTCTTTCGTAGCCCATTCAAGTTCATCTTTAAGTTCTTCTTTTTCAGCGCATTCTCTATTCATCTGAAAGTCCACTTCTTCAATAGTTTCATTAAGTTCTCGGTGTATTCGTGCTGTTTCGTCAAAGAGGTCTGCTAATACTTTGTCTGCATTTTCTTCGCCCTCTGCCCATTTCCAGTAGGCAAAACTACACACTTCATAAAAGTCATCATTGATTGACTGTAGTTCGTCAATCGGGTCATTTTCCTGTGCTTTAGTTTTGTTGTCATTTTCAACATCTATTTCATTCATAATCTCTCTAATTGTGTCAATATAATCAAGAAGTATTTCGTAAGAATGTCCACCTTGGTTCATTTTTAAATTTACATACTCGATTGACATTTCAAGCTGGTGTTTAATGTCTTGTAATTTATTTACCTGTGCTTCCATTAGTTTCACCTCGGTCAGTCACTTTTGTATACTCAGTTAACTCTTTTGCTTTCATTCGGGTGTCTTTCACTACTTCCATTTGAAACAAGCGTTCGCCCTTAGGGAAGTAAAAGGCTTCATTTGTTAAGTTTCGTACGATTGCTTTTACTTCTCCAGTGAAGTCTTCATCAATGATACCTTCTTCATTTGCCAATTGAATTGGGTAGCACATTGCTACGCTAGACCGCAAGTGAATTCGTACAGAATAGCCTTTTGGAATGTCTAATTTAAAACCAAAAGACACCAGTTGACTTACACATTCGTGCTTACCAGCGATTCGTAAGTCATCTTTTAAATACACATCAAGACAACTAGCTTTATCAGTTTTATACTCTGGTAACTTCACGCTGTCTTCTAATGGGTATACTCCCAAAACTGGTTCAGCTGGTGCTTTAGCCGTTGTTGTTCGTGTTGTTGTCATGTTCGCTCACCTCTTTCACTAATTTATTTGCATAGTTGGCTAATTTTTCATAGTCTTTTAGCCCTTCTTTGTTTCGATGTAGGTATTTCTGAATGTTGCCCTTTAGAAAGCCTTTGTATTCTTCATAGGTCATATTGGCTTTCAAAATGTCCCACGCTCAATGCCTAGGCTTTATAGTGGCCATCGTGTAGGTTATTCACTTTGATTTCTCCAGTTTCAACTTTTCCAAAATCTTTTGGTAACTCTACGTTGTCAATGGTAATGACTTTTGATGTCTTCAGTTTATTAACTTCTATAACCAACGAATTTAGCCATCTGTTGTTAACCTCTACATCTCTGTTAAGATTAGTAATATCTTTCTGTGTCTGTGTCACTTCTTTGATAATGTAATCTCTGTCCTCTTTAAGTCTGTCTAAATCAAAGAATACTATTACAAGAAGACTACCAAAGACAAATAAAGCAATGTACAATATTTCAATCATTTGTCTTCAGTCCCTTCTTTAAGCATTCCTCTTAAGTTCTTCAATTCGACTTCTAGCATAAACTTGTCAACGTGTAGATTTCTGATGTCAATCTGCATTTCTGCTAGACACATGTACACATAACCAGTGACGCCAGCTAGAATTAAGACAACTAGCCATAAAAATTCAATCATTTGTTATTCTCCTCGTCTTATTTCATTTCTAATATCTACCAGTAATTCTTCAAGGTCATTCTTAAGTTTTACTAAATGCTTAACCTTTCTGGTTGCATTAGCAATTTCTACCTCAGTATTCATAATTGCCATTTCAAGAATCATTTCGTTTGGCTCTAGCTTTCTTGTACTGTTCATTTTTCCTTAGTTTCCTTTGATAACTGCACTCAGGGCTACAACAATTACTTCTAGTTGTCTTCTCAAATGGTCTTCCGCATTCAATACAGGTGACAACTGGTTTGTTCTCTGCGATTCTTTTGTTATTCGCTCTGATTGCACATGAGTGACTACAATAAACTTTGTTGTTCCATGTAGTTTCAAAAATTGTATTGCATATCGGACACGATTTGATAAATATCATGTGTCCCTCTGCTATTGCTATTTCTTCAATGGGTCTTTTAGTGCGACTAATGGCAATGGCGGTGTCTATGTCCATAATGTCTTCTTTGGACTTGCACTCATGTCCGTTCTTTGTAATGTAGTGCCAGCCTTTAGAGTACCAGTAGCCATTATTCCTTACTGGTACCTCTTTGTGTGCACACTCTCCACCAATAATGTCCCTAGTGATATACTTAAAGCCTTTCTTTTTGGCTTCTTTATAGTTCACTTTCGTCCACTTCCTCAGCTAACCAGCAGTATTTCCAATGTGTACGCCCTTTTTCATCTTTTGAAGTCCATTCTGATGTACCTGCTTTATAGGTCATAAAGTGTTCTGTAGGATTCAATGCGTCAAAACCAGCATAATGTCCTTTAACCGCTGTGGTAACATCAGGGAAGCATGATACATACACTCGTGAATTAATAGGTACTTCATTAATCCACTTATTTTTATCAAGTGGTCTCCCCTCATCAAAAATTAGTAGGGGCTTATGTGAACACCACTGTACATCACGGAAGACATCAGACAAGTAATGAGGAATACACTCACAAACTTCATGCCCTAGACAATCACTGTCAACTACCCATTCACCCTCATATTCATCTTTGTAAGGCTCTTGCTTCCATGCAACAAGATTATCATCAATATCTCGTGTTACATAAATTGCTTTATTGTCAACTAGTACTTTTGTCAGGTGTCCTCGAATTGGTAATAATTCAGTTAACCGCCAGACCTCTTGATTGATGTCTAAAAGCACGTCACCTTGGACATCTGGGAAGCATTGGTCTTCTTCAACGAATTTGTAACCTAAATCGCTCCAACAGCCTAACTCGTTTCTCGTTGGTTTTTGCTCATAAGCAGTTAGACTATTTGATATATTTTGAGTTCCTTCATCACGGACTAACCAACGGTAACCTACTGCTTGTAAACTTGTTAAGATGTCTAATCGTTTCATTTTGTGTTCTCCTTTATAAACCTAGTAATAACTGCTGTTGTCTTTTAGTTATCTTAATGACAACTGGTGGACTTAACAATAAAGGTTCTTCCTCTTTTGGGTTCGTCACGCTTTCGGTAACTTTTAGAGGTTCTTTTGGTTTGTTCATAGTGTTCTCCTTTAGTTTAATAAGTAAGGTTGATGAAAAGAAGGTAAACCTTAAGCTATTCTTAAGTATTCCTTAAGTTAACCTAAAGGAGGAATTTAGGTTTTCTTAGGTGTACTTTTAGGAAGTTCTTTTGGTCTCCCTTCTTTCCTACAAGTGTCCCAATTAAAAAATAACTATTAATGTCCATTAGTGGAATACATAATCAGACAAAAAATTTCACTTAAATCAAGGTTACCTTTTTCTGGTATTTCTACATCAGGCAACTTTTTATTAAGTTCTTGCTCCACGTATTCTTTAAATGTCTCAAGTGGCTTGTACTCTGTGTATAACTTATATAGCTGTTCCCTTAGCACACGTTTTAAAACTAGGGTCTCACCTAGTGAAGTCCCAAAACTATCATGAATAGTGGTGTAGTTCTTAAGACCAGCCTCATTCACAACTAGCATCAAGTGCGTGCTATCTAGGGAATGAATGAAGTTAGGGGCGACACCATTTCTCTGGTGGTTCTTGTCTACTTCTTCATTAGGTGTGGGCTCGTCATAATATATACGTACTCTTTTCGTTGCTCCTAGTCGTGTTTTAATGTATTTCTTTTCCATACTCAAATAGTTCTGTTGTACTGGTAAGCCTAGAGGCGTCCACCAATTCACCGGTATATCAGCCTCATTCATCTTTATGGCTAGCTTCTTAAGGAACGCCATGCCACTCACGGCTGAGACAACAACATCTTTTACAACTTGTGCTATGAGTTTTGCTAGGTACTTACTTGCTGGTCTTGCAATTCCTTTGAAGGTTTCACTATGACGTGCAATGTCCTCAAATAGCTGTTCACTGAAGCCATACTCACCGCTTCCATAGGCAAGCGTCATAACTGGTCTTTTGCATACCTTCCTAGTGATACCATATGCCAGCCATGCTTGAGCTAGGGTCTTTGTGCCTTAACTGTTACATCCACGGTCTCAGGCTCCCCTTCTTTGGTCTTAAACTTGTTCTTTATCGTCTTGTACTCGTCCGGCGTTCCAGTAAGTGCATCTTCTTGTACTAACTTAAGTACACCGTCCGCAACTTGCTGGTATATATCCTCAGGCTTCTCATGTCCACTCGTTAGGTTTACCGCATTGCCCCCTACTGGGTCTAATAGCATAGCGCTGTAGTGCTGAAGACCACTGCACGTTCCGTCAAAGGCTATAGGAATACTACATGTGTAACCGATGATTGAGCCGTTGTGCTCCTTCATGTACTTGAGACAATCAGCGTACTCATAACAGAACGCAAGGAATTGTAATGGCTCGTCAGCTTGCTCCCACCAGTTAGAAGCTAGGTAGTCCTCAGCGGTTAAGAGTATTTTGTCAGTGTTCTCATCAATCCATTCACATTGCGCCTCATAGCCGATTTTATCGTTACCCCACAAGTTTGAACCTTGAATTTTAAGAGTTCTGAGGTCTTCTTCATGACTGCACGCTACCGGCTCAGCATATAATAAAAGGGACTTCATGAGGTCATCGCCTTGAAAGTTGAAAAATGGAATTGGATATATACGCCCTCTAAAATCAATATTGCAAGGGAAGTATATTTTTTCGTACTGTGAAAAGTCTTTTGCAAAGTTTATTGTTTTATACAAGCGCAAAGACTTTGATATGCGTGCTCGTTCCTTCTCTCGTAAATCTTTGATGACTTCTTTATGACGCTTCAGTTCTTCCGGTGTATAATCTCCTGTTAACTCTTGAGGTATCTCAATTGGCTCAAGTCGTTCGATTCCGGCTCGCTCTCCACCAGTTGATACTAGGTAGGTTATAGCGGTTAATAACTTTTTATTAATTGTGTAGGCTGTCTCTTGTATAGTGTTCACTGCTTGCATAACTTGAGATAAGTCCACCTCAGCCAACTTTCGGATATAATTACGTCCAGTTCGTGAACGTTGAGTATTCCAGTCAAGACGCATAAATACCGTATGTTGAATACTAACGTCATAATATCCGCCTTCATCTAATGATGTCCATTTTTTAGGTGGTATTATAGTTGGCGTCAATATATTTGCTCGTGTACTAATGTTATCTAAATTAGCTCGCCATATTGCAACTAGGTCATTTGTGGCGGTTAAGCCGGTTGACTTAGTATTATTTGTTTCATATGCTACTAGACCAGTAGTTGAGACAAATAAATTAATGAGCGCCATGCCTAAACTTTTAATTTCATCTTGATTAATAACATAAAATTTAAAATCTTCGTTTTCTGTTACTTCTCTAATGTAATTTGATTTATAACGCAACAAATTGCGCTTTTTCAATTGCTCCTCTATAACTGATTTTTGATGATAAGTTGTTAATTGATTCATAAAGGCGCATAGTTACATTCATAATATATTGACATACCAATTGAGCCGGCTACGCTTGAGACTGATTTTGAAAATTTATCTCCACTGATAACACTGTTTATTGTGTGCTCGAATGTGTAAGCGCAAGCATTCAATACTAGGTCTTCATGCCCTATAGCCTTTTCTAATGCCTCTAGTAGCTTCTTATAGGTCTTTTGTACCCCTCGCCGTGGCTTAAGTTCCTCAGTTAACCACTCATCAATAGCAATGGCTAATTGTTCACTAACATAATTGAGTAGTCCTTTGCCTACTTGTGTTTGACTTGCTCGTCCTTTTTCTTGTTCTGCTTCATGGCGCTGTATAAATAGCTCTTTTGCGTACTCCTTGTATTGGCGCTCTAACTTGATTTGGTCTTCTAACGTATTACTCATGGTCTTGTTCTCCTTTTCAAATAATTAAAACTAGGTCATTTTTCGGTGTATAAGAGTTTTCCCAGCTGTTTTCCACCGTGAAAAACTTTCGCCAGCCAGTGGTTTCGATTGTTCGGCTCGGCGTGCGATAGAGAGAAACACACCATCTACCGTGGCAAGTGACAATTTTCACTTTTTTCTAACTCATTATATCGAACATTTGTGCGAAATTATAGCTATAAATCGAACAGAAAACGGCGTATAATTATAGTTTTGTTCGATTTTTTGGTGCAAAAAATAGAGGGTACATCAGCACTCTTGTATACCCTCTATTATGTTCTATAAAATATGTTCGATATTATAAGTAGTACGGTATTGGCTCTCTTATTAGTGTGACAATTATATACACTATGAGCATTACCGCCAGTAATTCAGTTGTCAGACACAAACACTTTTCAAATATTCTCATTTGTTTAATCTCCTCTACCATATAGCAAGGCTACTATGAATGTTTCAGTAGCTTTATATATTTGATTTTCAATCATGCAGACAACCCCAGTACAATGGTTATGAACCATTGATATATACAGTAGTTGTCTATACTGCTTCTTTTTTGTTAAACAATTGTACTCTTCTACGTCAAGCCCTGATATGTCCTTGCGGGGTATGCTTGTATAAACTTTTTTGATTTAATCTTTCGGCGGTGGTATCGTGGCTTCATAGTGGTTACCTTTCAGTTATAAAGTAGTCACTATGTAAATCTGATAAAATCTCATTGGCTTTCTTTTCGTTTACCTTATTAGGGACTTTTACAATATCAGCATCATATGTCATATAGTCACTCTTAGGGTTGTAAACATATGAGATAGGTAAACTTCTCTTGCGGTTATCTCTGCAAGCGCTCGCAAGCAACTGAATAGGACTGCCTACAAAATATATTTTCTTTGTGTTGACTTTTCTTAGTTCGTATTGTTTCATGGTGTGTGTTCTCCTTGTTTACTCCTTTATTCCGTCCTTTGGTGGAGCGTTGCCACTCCACCGCTAGACAACAACAACTATTATTTATTCATCTTTTCTAAAAAGTATTTTGCGATGTGTTCCATATCGTCAGCCACTGCATAGTTCGTCCCTTGTCTACCCCAGACATAACCATCAGCAACTTCACATACTACATAACCGCCTATTTCTTTCATGTATCGGGCTAACCATGGACTAATTAGCCACCATTCACATACTTCAGAATATTCATAATCACCATACTCATCTGGGTCACTGTCCACTAGCATTGCAAAGTCTAAGGCGT